ACCTTGGCCGGGGTGTCGACGAGGTAGCAGACCCCATCGTGGACCGTGGCGAACCACAGGACCAGCTTGGCCGTAGTCGTGGTGGACGTACCGGCAGTCTCTTCCCAGGTGACCTGGGTAAACTTGCCCGTGCTATTATCCTTGGCCACGGCCCGGAGGTAGAAGACATTGCCTTCGCTGTTCTCGTTGGGTCGGATGCGGACGATCTTGCCGGGGAATCCGTAGGTCGTAAGCAGGGGTGCAGCCCCCACGGTGTTACCCACGGCACGGAGCAGGGTGCTGTCCCCGCTGTCGTCCCCTTCCACATCCTCGACCGAGGGGTCAGTGATGCAGATGTTGGTCCCGATAACTTCCACCGACCCAGACGGGCCAAGGAAGCCAGAGAGGATCAACTCATCCTTGAGTCGGCCCGCGATGTTGGCCGGCTGCACGTCAGCCAGGGCCTTACCGATCCAGTCGTTGACCGCCGAATTGTAGGCGTTGGTCCGGTCATTCACCTTGCGGGTGTAGTCCGGGTCATTGCTCGGGATGTCGGTGGTATCCAGGGTGAATGGGTAGCTGGCCTGGAGGGTAGTGTACTCAATCCAGAACTTCTCGTTGCCCCGGATCAGGGCAAAGCGGAACGTGCGGGAGTAAGCCCCGCCCCGAATCCAGATCAGGTGCCGCTTCTGGTTGTCCTCGGTAGCCCAGTCATTGGTCTCCGACAGGCGGGACGTGGACAGGTCGGGCGCGAAAACGGCGAAGCGCCCCAGGCCCGTGGCGGGGCCTAGGGGCGGAATGTAGGTGAAGTCGTCCAGGTCCGCCACAACGGGCAGGGCCACACCACTGGACTTGTTGACGCAGATAAGGTCCCCGTCATCCGCAGAGCCGCCCGGGTACTGCTCGACGTAGGTCAGGCTGTACTCCGTGCCGGCCACGGTCATGTCAGTGGAACGCCAGCCGGGCTGGTCCACACCTTCGGTACCGGCCACGGGCTGGCTCATGATGGCACTGAGCCACTCCGCACCGTTGCGGCGGGTCAGGCCCTCCCGGGGATCGGCGACCATGTTGGTCATCTCCCAGGCTTGGCTTTCCCGGCGTCGCTCCGGGGGCTGGCGGCTAACGCCACCCAGCACCGAATCATAGGCACTAGCAACCTTGGCCATGGTATCTCCTTATCGGGTAGTGGGGCGCACGCCGCGCGCCAGGAAGCGGGGCAGTGCCGTGGTCGGCCGCTCCAGCAGGTTAACCCGGGAAAGGCGGATGTGCATAGCGTTGAGCTGGGCCAGGGCGGTCTGGAGTTGCTGGGCAATGTCGCCCCGCTTCTGGCTGTCGGAATCAAAGTCCGTCTGGAACAGGCGGAGGGTTAGGGCACGGATCGCAAGCTGGCCCAGGTGAGGCATGTTGGCATGCTCCAGCGGGTAGTTGTAGATCACGTAGCCAGTGGTCGGGACCAGGATCGGATCGCCCGACTCCAGGTCGGTGAGGATGCCGCCGATCACGGCCAGAGACATGGTACCATAGCGGGTGAAGAACTCGCAGGCATGCTCGGGCAGGGTCACGGCACCGGTCACGGTATCCGGGGTAAGCTCGGTGACCCTGGCATTGAACCAGTACCACTTAGCTTGAATCTCCATCTCAGCCAGGGCCAGCTTGCTCAGAGCCTTGGCGACGAAGGGGTGTTGGTAGTCGAGGGACGTGAGGGGGGCTTCGCCCAACAGGCCGATGCACTCGTTAACCACGTCCAGTTGGGTAAGGGCCATAGGAACTCCAAACGAAAAAAGCCCCATACCGGGAAGGCATGGGGCAAAGGCACAGAATCTAAGGACTAGCCCCATCCCGGGGTCGGGTAGGGCTAGGGTCTTAGAACCCGTGGATCACGGGATCAGGATCGAACCAGCGTACTCGCGGCGGTTCTGGCTCACACCAAACGCAAGGTGCGAGTCAACATACCACGACTTCGACAGCTCATCCCAGAAGACCGCGGAGGTCAGGGGGATGGTCTCGCCAGCCAGGAACGCACGGGGCGACAGGGCCGTCATGACGAACTTGGTGAAGTCGCCGTCGTAGGCGTTCGAGTTACCGGCGTTCGACAGCAGGTGCGACGTGATGGTCTCGCCACCAACGTAGTTGTTGCTGGACAGGACCGGGACACCGTAGGTCTTGAGGATCGCGGTGTTCTGGAGCTTGTTGCCCTCAGCGGTGATGTACTCCCCGTTGATCAGCGTTTCCGCTTGCGACAGCGTGTAGAACACGTCCGGCTTGCAGACCAGGACCACATCGTCGTTACGCGGGTCAACGTCCTTAAGCTCCATCTTGGCCAGCAGGCGGGCCAGAGCAGCAATCAGCTTCGCCGGGTCAGCGGCATCACCAGCCAGGGCCAGCGTTTCCAGCGAGCCACCGAAATGGCCAGCGGGCTTGCCCGTCGAACCTTGGTAGTAAGCCGACTCGGTACCCTGCGACGCCTTGGCGCCTTGGATGAAGAAGACTTGATCGCGGAACTTGCCGATCTTCTTGCCGTGCTCCAGGCCGATTTCCTTACGGGCATCGTAGCTGGTCTGGAAGACATCCAGCAGGGGCAGGGATTCACGGGCCAGGATCACGGTGTCGATCGTCAGGCTGGCCTTCGAGGCATCCGACTTCGTACCGTTCGGGGTCACGCCCGGGACAATCTTCTGGAGGGTCGATTCACCCACCGCAAAGTTCTGGATCGTGGTCGTGCCCTTGACGGAGCGCATCGGGACCAGACCTTCCAGCACGGAGCGGCGCTTGATGGTGCCTTCCACGATGCCGGTGTATTGTTCAATCGCCAGGGCCAGCGGATCAGCGCCCTGGTTCAGCGCATTCGGGCGCTGGACGACAAAAGTGTCGAGAGACATTCAGGTTCTCCTGAGTTATGGGAAAGGTAGCCGCCCGAATGGTGCAGCTACTATGGGGATCGGGTAGGGATCAGGGACGGAATGCCCGACGACGGGCAACCAGGGCTTGATACTCGGGGATGTTGTTGTCCACGGCGCGGCTACCGTACTTCACCACAAGGGCGGACACGGCAGCAGCGAAGTCCTTCGGACCCAGGGCATCAGTACCACGGGGCTCAGGGACACCACGAACGTCAGCGACGGCGGCCACACCAGTCTTGGTCAGCGCCTTACCGGCCGCCTCGTAGACCGTCTTGAGGTAGACCGCAGCAGCCTTAGCTTGCAGCGGACCAGCCTTGAACATGGCATTGATCGCGGCAGCTTCGTCATCGTCGGCATTCTCACGCGCCCAGCCTTGGACTTCCGCCCACTGCTCGGCACCGCCGAAGACACCCAGCACAGCGGCCGTGGTCTTGTCGTTGACTTCCTTGGCCTTGGTCGTGGCCTCAGTGAAGCTGGCCTCAGCCAGGGCCACATGCTCCTGCCATCCGGCCTTGGCGCCAGCGGACAGGGTAGCTTTCAGCAGGGAGAAGTCCCCGGCCTGGGCCAGCTTGACAGCCTCGTCCTCGGGCTTAAGGCCAGCCTTGGCAAAGAAGGCCAGGGCAATGTCCATCTTGACATCACCCGTGGGTTCGAACTTCGCCACCGGGGCTTCGGCCGGGGCAGCCGGGGCCGGGGTGGGGACGACCGGGGTTGCCCCCGGGGTCACGTCCAGGCTTACCGCTTGGGCCGGGGTTTCGGCTGGGGCGGGCGCTTGGACTTGTACGGGCTCGACGGGTACGACATTGGTAGGATCGCTCACGGTTGGGTTCCCTGTGCTTGTGCCTCAGCCCCGGCTACTGCGCCTGCGGTCTGGGCTTGGTTATCGATGGCTGCCGCTTGTTGCGACTGCATCTGTTCGTCGGAGAGAAGGTAACGGCTGGACTCAATGCCACGACCCGCTGCCAGGGCGGAGGCCACGGCAGAGATGTTGAGGCGGGCCAGGAAGTTGGGCGGCACGGTGGACATGGTAGCCATATCCTGCAACCACAGCTTGAGGTTCTCTAGGTCCCCGTTACGGGACAAGGCATCCAGGCCAGTAACGATGACGGGCTCGACAGCCTTGCCAGCAACGGCAAGGTTGATCGCTTCCAGTAGCCAGCGGGCCAGGGGCAACTGCATATCCACCGCGATGCGGGAATAGGCTCCACCCAGGCTGGCTTCCAGTTCCGTGGCCACCATCCGAATCTCTTCGGCAGTGACCCGCTCGGCGTCACGGGTAACCGCAGCGCCCATGAGGAACGCACGGCCCAGACGGTTGACGTAGACCGCGCTCATCTCGGCCTGGACCTTCAAGGCGGCAGCCACTTCGGACGCGGCTTGCACCAGGGCGAGGTCACCCTCTTGGCCCGGCAGGCACTCGCCGTTGCGGCTGTTCTTGAAGTCATCCGGGGTCGTCATGCCGGCCGGGTTGGCCAGCCAGCGGAACTCGGAGGCCAGGATCGCGCCGTTCAGTTGGGCCTCGGCCAGGGTGGACAGGGCTTCGAAGTCGCCGCTGTATTCCTCGACCAGACCTGTACCGTAGTCCGACTCGTCTGAGAGGTTCCAGGTCAGGGGATGGTACGGGAGCTTGTCCTTACCGTAGATGGTCTCGAAGTCCGGGCCAAGTTCATGGCTCTCAACGTACTGGCACTCCCTCCACTTCCCATCGGGCAGCTTGTAGATGTACTTGTAGTACTCGACCTCGGTGTCATCCTGGTACTGGGTAGACAGGACACCCTGGACCTTGGGGGCCAGCTCATCGAACTTGACCTTCTCGCAGATGACCAGCATCTGGAGGCGGCCCCGGATATCCCGCTTGGCCCGGTAGTACCGGAGGGACATGACCCGCAGGTCTTCCTCGCTGGTGTCCAGCAGGCAGTTGCCAGTGACGACCAGCAGCTTGATAGCCTGGAACAGCTTGGGGCGGGTGGCCCGCTTGTCCAGTTCCTTGACGGCCTTGGCCTCCCCGAGGGAGAGGATTTCCTGGAGGCTGTCCTTGCTAACGCCCGCGCCTTCCGCTTCCTGGATCAGCTGGTCGCTGGGGTCCATACGGAAGAAGGGACGGCTCGGGGCGAACAGGGCCAGCATCATCTTGTTGGCCAAGTGGTTGACCAACTGGGCGCCCACGGCTTGCCAGTCATGGGTAAGCTCGTCTTGGTCCTTCTGCCAATGCTCCGGAGGGAACAGGGCAATGAGGGTCAGGCTGGCGTACCGCTCGATGGAATACAACTTGTGCTGGAGTTTGCCAGTCAGGTTGGCCCAGATATCCTGGGGCTTCTTCTGGTCGTACTTCACAGCGATACTCCACCACCGGCTTGGCCGGAGTCAGCAAAGAATTGCCGGCGCCGCTTCTGGGTAGTGCCAGGGGCGTCAGCTTCCGCACCACCCAGGTCCAGGGAAACTTCCTGGTTGGCCTGCTTGGTGTTGGCCTCGACCTGGGCCTGAGCCCGGACGGACAGGGCCTCGCGTTCCTGGGCCAGTTGCTGGGCACGGGCGGTCTGCACGGCGTTCTGCTGGGCTTGGGCCGCAGCGGCATCAGCGTTGTCCCGGGCCACTTTGGCTTGGGCATCGGCCTGCTTCTTGGCTTCCTCGCGGGCCTTCTTGGCGGAGTGTATCGAAGCGCCAGTACCAATGGCAGCAATGGCTGCCGAGATAGCCGGGACCACCCATGCCCACCCACCTTGGTGGGGGAACATGGCCCGGAACTTGGCCCGGGTAATTTCACGTTCGGTCATGGTTGATCCTCGTAACGGTTGACGTACTCGACGTAGTGGTGCGCCTGGGGCTTGGCAATGGGGCTAGGCGGGGCAGTGATGTCCGCCTGCTTGAAGGCGCTAGCCGGAATCTTGACCCAGGTCGTGGTGCCCGGGGTGATCCACCAGAGGGAGAACTCACGGTCCGTGCTACCCTGCTCGACCATGCTAGCCCAGAAGTCAATCTCCTGGGCCGCCGTGTACTGGAAGGTTCCGGAATCCCGGGTACCCTGGTTCTCGTTGGTCACTTGCAGGACCAGCTTGTTCTCCAGGTACAGGTCACCCCAGTCCGAGATGATGACCCGGAACCGGTAGCCACCCGTGCTAGGGAAGACCAGCTTGCCAGTCCAGCGGACAGACAGGTTCTCGTTGGACACACCAGGAGGCAGGTCCCCATCCGAGGGAACCAGGACCAAAGGGGTCGGCACGATCTGAGTCACTACCGGGGTACCGGTGTGGTTCGTGTTCTGCCACCAGCGTTCCAGGACGCCTGCGGCACCCGGGGTAACCGTGGACGATCCGGCATCCATCAACCCTGGCTCGCCAAGGACTCCCCACCCGTAGATACGGATGGTACTGTCCAGGCTGGACGGGGTGTTAACCGTCACCAAGCGTTCATCCTCCCCGGGCTGGATCGCAGCAACCACTGCGGTCACGGTAGCCGTAGGCTCCGTCCCGATCAGGGTTCCATCCACATGCCGGACTGTCAGGTCCGTAAGGGTAACACCAGTTACGGAGATAGCAGCACCTTCTGCCGCATCAACCTGAGATTCCAGGGTTGGGTTCAAGCTATAGTCGAGCGTAGCCGAGACTACCACTTGCTCACCACTTATCCGTCCCCACCCTTTCAGGTCAATGGACATGGTTATGCTCCTACTACGAACCCTTCTCTAAGTTTCTTCAGGACTGCCTGTATCCCTAGCCGGTAGGCTACTTCACAGGGACTCATGTCCTTATTGACCAGAGGTGGTTCACATTGTTTCTCAAACTGCTCGTATGTAGTTCTATCCATACGGGCCAGCACTTTTGTATTCTTTACAGGATCAGTCATAGTGATTCCTACTACAGGTACTGGGCTAGGACCGGGACGGCCCAACGGAGTTGCCCGGGAGCCTCCGCTAGGCGCTCGGCCTCAAGAAGGGGACATACTTGGAAACCCTACTACGTACTTTGGTTATATCAGGGTTTACGAGAAGAAGAATTCCGACACCAAAACCTCGTCCAGGTCCAGGCTGCCCTTGCTCGGGGGCTCAGGCAGACCAGGGTACCGTAGGTACAGGTCCTGGATCGGGTCGTTCTCCGTGTACATCCGGTGGAAGGATTGCCTGATCAGCTGGAACAGCTTGTCCGCATCTGCCGCATGGGTCCCGTAATCGTCGTGGATCATGGCCAGGGATTCGATCCCCGCCTCGGACGCAGCCAGGGTGCAGAGATGCAGGTGGCTGGCATCCATGGAGTGCACGAAGTTCGGGGCCATCCCGCTAGCATGCTGGGCTAGGTCCGGGCTGTCCGTTTCCGTGAGTACCCGGATGCGCTCAACCCCGTGGAGGCGGGTGATGATCCGGTGAATCTCCGCTTCAAAGTACCCCTGAGTCGCCAGGAATCCAGAAGGAGTTGTCCAGGATACGACCGGGTCCGGGTCCGAGGCGGCCAGTCTCTCCTTCACTATGGCACGGCTTACCTTCCGGAGCCACGCCATTGCTTCCCGACTCTTGACCACCACGTCCCCGATTGCGGGCCACGCGCACTCCATCAAGGTCTGCGCTGCCTGTCGGTATTCCTCGGGCTTGAAGCATGGTGCGGACCCCTTCGCTAGGTAGTCCGATATCACGTAGTCTTCGGCGGATCGGCGCGTTACGCCATAGGGCGTGGTCATCACAGACCGCTTGACTACCGAGCGGGCGATACCGTGATCCAACCAGCGGGCTCTCAAGCCAGCTTGGTCCCGGGGCATCGCCGACATTCGTTTGGTGGCCGCCTCCGCCACTCGGCGGTAGATGTCCTCCATCGTGGTGTTGGCCGTCAGGTTCGTGGCTTGGCCGCCCACTTCGTCCCGCAGCATGGCGGAGAAGTTCTGCAAGCCGTTGCACGATCCGTCCATAGAGATGGGTAGGTACGATAGGAATTCTCCTGTGTTGTCCTGGATGTAGCCCTGGTATTCGAAGCACCACGCCAGGAACTGGAACGGGTCTCCGGCCTCCATCCACCCCACATTGGAGATGGGATCGGCTGCGAAGGAGAGGATCAGGTCCTGCCGCTCGACCACCCAGGCATGCCGTTCGGCCAGGGTAGCCTTATCGAAGCCCCACTTGTTGGCACCTTGGACATGGAACCAGCGGATTGCGCTGGGGGTATCCAAGGGCTTACCGTGGGCAAACGTGAGTAGGGCCTTCTGGAGGTCGGAACCCTGGGGGTTGACTCCATGGGTCATGGGGTACAGACGGCCACGGGAGTCAGCGAAGTACACGAAGTACAGGGCCGGCTCATCCTTGAACATCTCCGCTGCCCGGGTCGAAGCGTGGAACCGACCGAACCTGGACGTGGACAACTTGCGCCGGGTGTACCAATCCGACATGATCCGTTTCCACAACTTGAGGTCATGGGCCTGGGGCTCGGTCATGTTCTCCTTGTCCAGGGTGTCCAGCCACTCGGGCCGGTGAGGACGGGGGTCCTCGGCCTGGGACGGCAGCTCATCCAGCGACAGGTTGGCCTGGGCCAGGGCATAGATCGTGTCCAGAATCCTGGTGTTGATCTTCCACGGGGTACGCTGGAGGGCGTTGACCGCGCCCCGCACAATGGGCATGTCCTGGTTGCGAACCCGGGTGCGGGCCGTGGGGCTGCACTTCACGAGGTCATGATGCTGGCGACGTAGCTCGGGGGTGTGGAAACCGCCATCGATGTTGGTCGTCCAATCCAGGGGCGGGATCAGGCACGGCCCGTAGGTGGGCATGGTCTCGGCCACATGGGTCTTGATGTGGCTTACCGTGCGCTGCGCATCGTCTTGCAGGGTGACAGACCTGGGCAGTTGCTTGTAGCCCTTGCTGAGGATGGGGCCAATCTCCACCATCCCGATGCGCTCCAGGGCGCCGAGCAGGTAGATGCCCACCTTATCCCGGGCACCCACGCCCCAGTCCTCCCACTCGATGCCTGCCTTCTTGGCCTGCATGGTGAACACGGTCAGGCGGTGGCGCTCGTCGGTGCTGCGCCGGCGTCCGAAGTCGCGGGCCAGGGTGTGGTAAAGCTCCGGGTTGATGGTCTCGATCTGGGCTAGGACCAGTTCCCGATGCACGGTGCGGCCCAGGCTGTAGGCCAGGACTCGATGGCTGTCCGGCTTGGGACCCAGGATGGTATTCATCGCGGTCCGCACGGCCAGGAAGGCTACGGCCTCGGGGTCCAGCGGAGCCAGGAGCATGATGTCCCCGTGCTGCTGCCCGGCCTTGCCGGTTGTGGCCGCCTCAATGTCGGCCCGGATGAACTCAGCTAGGGGTAAGACGAAGGCCCGGTACAGGACCTTGGCGTAGGGATTCTGGTGCGCTCGACCGCCAGCCTCGGCACGGTCGATCATGTTCTGGGCACGGTGAATGCCCCCATTGTACATGCGCAACTCGCAGGCAATCTGGCGGTCAGTAGACATCAGTGGATCACCACACCTTTCCAATCCAGTTCATTGATACACAGGGCCTCATCCAGGACCATGACCGACACCTTGAATACCATCTCCTGGTTCCAGGTTTCCTCGATGATGTCGTACAGTTCCTTCTTGCGCTGGGCGGGCCAGTGCTGGAACAGGTCAGCGATCTGCTCGGCCGTGACGTGCCCGGCCTTTGCGAGGGCTAGAGAGTTTGCGAGCGGGTAAGCGAAGGGATGCATGGTCGGTCTTGGCGAATGAGCGGCGGATGTAGTAACCGCGGGCAATGCTGACGAAGGTAAGTAGGACGGTCAGTACCACATTGTGGAGGATGGGGAACGGAATCCCCAAGGCCCAGAAGTACAGCTGAGTCAGGCCCAGGTTCAGGCCCGTCCCTACAAACGTATTGGTCAGCGACTCCTTGAGGGAACGCTGGCGAGACTGGATCATCCCTTGTACCTATCGTCTTCGCCCGTCTTGGTCAGGACGAAAGTCAGGAGGAACAGGATGCAGCACGCAGCGTGGGCAAGGTGGGACTCCCCGGACTCGGGGTCCAGGTCCTCGCCCTTGACCCAGGAGAAGATGTGCCGCAGGCTGGACGAGACCAGACGGGTCCAGGCAAAGCCACCGCGCCAGTTGTTGGCCGCGTACTTCTTGGCCCCAAAGGTCATGACCCGGCCCACCGCTTCGAGTGCTTCGAACGGGAGCAGAGCCAGCAAGGGCTTGCCATCGTCGTGCTTGGTGCCGCCACCAACCTGGGCAATGGGGTCCAGGATGGCGGCCCGGACTTCCGTTGCCGTGGCGTATTCGCTCGGCACCTTGATGCTGGGCAGGGCCTCGAACCGGAAGGAGTACATCGGCACGGGCTGGCCGTGGTCACCGATGACGGTCACCATGGGCTTATGGTTGGTATTCGGCTTACTCGTCGCCATCACCATGTACTGGCAGTCCTCGGTGATGTGGTTGCCTTCGCTAGTAGCAATGGCGCGGACCATCTGGCCCACGGTGAAGTTCGTTTGATTCTGTGCCATGTTGTTCCTTAGTTAGAAAGGAGGGCCTTGCGGGTCGTCATCGTATTCTCGGTGTATCGACCACGGGACCAGCCCAGGCAGTGGCCGCACCGATACTTCTGGTACTTGCCTGTCTGGGTATAGACGAAGCCACGGGGATGCACGTCCTCGCTGCCACACTTGGGGCAGGACGCAACCTCGGGGTCCTGATACGCAGCCACGTTGGGATGACCAACGATGAAGGGGCGCATCTTGATGTAGACCTTCTCCGTGGACACGATGTCCCGGATGTTGTACTTACGCATGGCCGCCCACGCCTTGGGGTTACCAGCCAAGCATTGCTTCCACAGTTCGATACCGGGGAACTCCGAGTGGTGATCCTTGGGGGTGTCGGTCAGGATCGTGGACAGGAACTCCAGCCGGTTGCTGGTAAACTTGGCGATCTTGCGGGCCTCTTGCAGCGTGTCCACACAGCGGAAGGTGGACGGGGGCGGCATGCCAGCAATCAGGAAGCGGGCATTGATCTTCTTCACGTCGAAGGCAATACCGTTCTGGGCAACCACGATATCGGCAGCATCCAGAATCTTCCACAGGGGCAGGAGTAGGAGGGTGTCGTCCCGATAGTCTTCCTGCTCGGACGTGTCTTGGTACATGACCTCATTCACGCCGAGCCACTTCGCAGCGAACGACATGATAGACCAGTCCTGGAGAATTTGGGCCGGGCCAATGTTCTCTTTGAACGTGCGCCACACGTAGGCCACGATGGGGCTGGTCTCAATGTCCAGGGTCACGATCCTGGGGCGGGGGATGTGATCCCAGTCAGTAATGCTACTGGCCTTGGGCTTGCGGCGGCGGGCCGCAGCGAACTTCTGTACTGGGTATCGTTGCATAATCTCTACTTAGCTAAGGCTCGTTTGGTCCGGGCCTTCTTGTTGCGGGCTATCCGCTTCTCATCGTCGGTGCGGTGAGTGGGGTAGACTTCGGGA